TTCCAGACCTTGGCCAACAAAGCAACATCACCCCAAGCCAAGAACTTCATGCGCGCTATGGGCCAGAACATCCGCGGTCAGGCTGCGGCGGGTGCGGGCGCGGCAGGCGCGCCGTCGATTGCGACAAACTTCCTTGATGTGACAAACCCGGCGGCGCTGCTGGGTCTGGGTCTGGCGGGCGGCGGCGCTGGGTACAAAGCCGCTACGCCGAAGCCCAAAGCCATTCCTGCGGCCCAACTAAAAGACAAAGCCTCTAATCTCTACAAACAGATGGAAGCGGCGAACGTCAACATCGCGCCGACCGCAATGGCCAATCTGGAATCCGCCGCGCTTTCAAAATTGCAGAGCCTGAAATACGATCCAGACACCGACGCGCTGGTCAACAAGGCGTTGGGGCTGTTCACCAAAAAATCCGGCAAACCCATATCGTTTGATATGCTGGAGAAGTTCAGGCGTTCGATCCGCGATCTTCCGTACAGCGAAGCAGGCGGCAAGAGCGGCACCGCCGAACAGCGTGCTATGGTTAAGGCGCTGGATGATGTTATCGACGACTTCATGAGCAACCTAACGCCGGCGCAAACAACATCGGGCGATGCCGCTGCTGCCGATGCGTTTCTCAAGCAGGCCCGCGGCGTTCGGTCAACGGCGTACCAGACGGAGACGTTAGAAAACGCTTTTGACGCCGCCAACAGAACTTCTAGCCAAGCAGACAGCACAAAATCGTTTTCGCGGGCGCTGCGGGATGAGTTTGGCCGCATAGCCAAGAACGACCGCAAAATGTCGAAGTTTGATAAACCAACGCAGGAGCTGATCAAAAAGGTTGCCAACGGCACGGTCACGCAGAATGTGTTGGCGCAGTTGGGCCGCTTGGCTCCCAGCGCCCGCGTATTTGGCGGGCAGTTGCCCTTCGTGGGAATCGGCGCGTCGTACTCACCGGAATCCGCAATGGGGCTGCTGGCAACGCAAGCTGCTGGCGCTACCGCGCGAGGCGTTGCGAACAAGATGTCGCGTACCCAAGCGAACCGCGCGCTGGTCAGCGCCAGCGGCGTGAAGCCCGGCGGCCCAGGTTTCTATGTTCTGTCGCCTGTCGCGCAGCAGAACGTGATGGCGCAAGACCGCGCGCAACGCAACCAACGCTAATAATCAGTGAGGCGCTGACGTGACGACCATCGACCAGACCGAAGCGCGGCTAAACACGCATGAGGAGGTGTGTGCCTTGCGGTATGAAGGTATCTGCGCCCGCCTGAAACGCTTGGAGAATATCGGCGTAGGCGTGGCTGGTACGATCATCATGCTGCTGGTCACTATTGTATTAAAGATCGGCTAACCACCGCGGTCTGAAAGACTGCTTTGTAAGGTGACTTATGGCAGTCAATCAGTACGACGTTGATCCAGAAGAAGATGCTAAAATAGCGGACGCTGCGGTCGAGCATGGCAGCCAGAACATGGCCGCCCTTGCCTTGGGGATGAGCCGGGCGGCTGTGCAGAACGCTTGCCGCCGTCATGCGGCGCGGGCAGCCGTTGCGCTAACGCTCGACAGGCCCCAGGCAGACCCGCTGCCGCCGTTTGACCTGCCATTCGCAGAGCGGCTGGCGTTGATGAAGAAGCGCAACGCGCTGCGGATCGCACATGCCCAAGCGCAAGCCTGGCAGACCGTGCGGATACCGATCAAAGGGCCATACGCCATCTGCTGGTTTGGTGATCCACACCTCGACGATCCATACTGCGATCTAGTCGGTTTCGAGCGTGACGCCACCATCTGCGCTGAAACCCAAGGGCTGTACGGTGCCAACGGCGGCGACTCGATCAACAACTGGGTGGGCAAACTTGAGCGTTTGTACGGCGAACAATCGGCCACGGTATCGGAGGGCTGGGAACTGGTCGAGTGGGCGCTAAAGCATCTGGGCGTCAACTGGCTGCTGTGGATTCTGGGCAACCATGATACATGGAACTATGGCAAAAGAATCTTCGACGGCATGAACACCGAACGCATCCTGATGCGCGACTGGGACGCCAAGCTGCAACTCGTCTCGCCGTGCGGCGGCATCACCCGCGTCTGGGCGCGGCACGACTTCAAGGGCCACTCGATGTACAACGAGTTGCACGGCCTGAAGCGGGCGGCCATGATCGACGAACACGCCGACATCTACGCTGCGTTCCACCGGCATACGTTCGGCACCGGCCAGGGCGAGTTTGCCGGCGGGCGGCGCTACACGCTGGTGCGCGCCAAGGGCTACAAGGAGAGCGACGACTACGCGCTCAAGGGCCAGTTCGCAGAACAGCGCAGCGGGCAGTCAGTGGTCACGGTCATCACGCCCCGCGACGGCGCTGCCCCGGCGGTCAGCGTGTTCGAGGATGTGCAAGAAGGTGCGGCTTTCCTGACGTATAAGCGCAAAAAGGCTGGGTTATGATTGACCTTCTGTGGTATTATACCTTCCGGTACGGAAAAATCATAGGCGTTACACAATGAGCATTGTCCTTGGCCCCCGGTCTATCGCGCGCTTGCAGGACGTGCATCCTGACCTGGTGCGCGTCGTTCGCCGCGCTGCCGTCATGTCGAGTCTGGACTTCACCGTGCTGGAAGGGATGCGGACGCTGCCCCGGCAGAAGCAGTTGATGGCGCAGGGCGCGACCCGCACGCTGAACTCCCGGCACCTGACCGGTCACGCCGTCGATCTGGCGCCGATGATCGGCGGCACCGTGTCGTGGGATTGGCCACTGTACGACCGCTTGGCCAAGGTGGTGAAGGCGGCGGCGGATCATGAAGACGTACCCATCACCTGGGGTGGTGATTGGGAAAGTTTCAAGGACGGCCCGCACTGGGAACTACCGTGGAAGCAATACCCCAAAGGAGATTGATATGAAGATGGTTTTTTGGATTGTCAGCCGGCTTAAAGAGCCAAGCACCTACGCCGGCGTCGCCAGCCTCGCGCTGGCGTTCGGCCTAACCGACGCGCAGTGGGAAGCCATCTCGGCAGCGGTTGCCGGTCTGGCGGGGCTTGCCGCCATGTTCCTGATGGAAAAGCCGAAGGCGTGATCAGACTTCTGACGCTCTTGCTATCGCTGCTCGACCGGGTGTTCACCGAATGGGGAAACGCCAAGCAGCAGGCGCAAGGGCGTCAGGACGCGCAGGAGCAACTTGATGCAAATGTTGCCAAGGCTGAAGCCGCTATGGATGTTGACGATCCCGCTCGTCTTGACCGGCTGCGTGACAGGTTCGACCGCGCTCGTCGGTGACTATTGCCGCATCGCCAAACCTATTGGTTATGATAGCCGGTCTGACACCGCGGAGACGGTGAAAGAAATCGAAGCGCACAACTCTACATGGGTGTGTCTGTGTGAATCAGACTGTCCCGCCAGCACTGCAAATACCAGATAGCTTTGCCGATCTCCAACACCGTGGCGTCCTTATGCCCGGCGCGGCTCATGTACTTCAGCGCGTTGCCGCGGCAGTAGCCGGCAAACTCCTCTGGCGATAGCTTGGCCTGGAGGTAGTCAATCGTCTCGATGCCGCCGACCTTGTAGTGGTCGGGATTGACTGCGTCCGTCATGCGCCCAGCCTCGCCATCAGTTCAGCACGCTCCCGCGCATTACGCAGCATGGCGTACCGCTGGTGCAGGCGGCGCACGATCCCGATGCGGCGGCGCGTTGCCATCTCGTCGTCCAGCAGGCGCTTGACCTCGGCTTCCGACATGGACGTGAGCGTGGCGGCCAGCGACCGCCAATCAACCTTGTTCATTCTTCAGTTCCTCCATCGCAATATCTGACACAGCACGTTTTTCGTGAAGGGCCGCCCAGATGCGTTCGTCAATCGTTTTTTCGGTCAGCAGGATGTAGACCCACACCGCGTGGGGCTGGCCGCCGCGGTGCAGGCGTCCGACCGTCTGCTCGTACAGTTCCAGCGACCACGGCAGCGACACGAACACCATGTGACAGCCGCCGTGCTGGAGGTTCAAGCCGTGGCCGGCGGACTTCGGGTGGATCAGCAGCAGTTCAACCTTGCCCTCGTTCCACCGCTCGATCACGTCCTTGTCCTCGATGGTCTGGGCGTGCGGGAAGCGCCGGCGCAGTTCGGCCAGTTCCTCCTGGTAGTTGTACACCACGATGGTGTTGGCGCGCTGGTTTTCGTCCAGCAGTTCCTCCAGCCGGTCGAACTTGTGGCTGCTGAACCAATGCACCGGCAGCGGCCCCTCGCGGTTGTAGATGAATCCTGACGCCATCTGTTGCAGCTTGGTCGTCACCGACGCGGCGTTCTGGGCGATGACGCGGTCGTTGCCGAACTTGACGACGTAGTCGCGCTTCATCTTCTCGTATGGCCCGCGATCCGCAAGGTTGACCCGCGTCTCAACGACATGACACGGCGGCAACTTGTCCTTGTAGTCGCCTGGGTCAAGCACGAACGTCGCCGGCTTGATCCGCTCCATTACCTGTTCCAGCGCGCCGGGTGCCGGCGTCCACTGGCCGAAGTCGCGGTTGACGCAGTGGAAGTACTGCTGGAGAAACGCGCCCTTGGCGCGGCCCAGCAAGCCTTGGTCGATGATCTTGCACTGACCGAACACATCCTCAAGGCCGTTCGACGTGAACGAGCCTGTCAATCCCCACCGTATTGCCATCGTAGACATAAGTTTCTCCAGTGCTTTAAACCGCTTGCCGCTGGGGTTCTTCAGCCGCGTCAATTCGTCAAACACGACGCCGTCAAAACCGGACAAATCTTTGAGCTTATCAAGGTTGTCGTAGTTGATCACGACCACTGCCGCACCACTGTCAAGCGCCGCTTTACGCTGCGCCGGGGTGCCGACCGCCAGCGCCGGCGTGATGCTTGACCACTTCGGCGCTTCGACCGGCCACACGTCCGTGCAGACGCGCTTGGGCGCAACCACCAACCACCGCTTGACCAGACCGTCGTGCAGCATCGCCTGCATGGCTGTGAGCGTGATCGCGGTCTTGCCAGCGCCAACTGGCGCAAGGATCATCGCCCGGTCGCGCTCGTACAGGAAGTCGGCGGCGTCGTCCTGATACGGGCGCAGTTTCACGGTGCACAGTCCATCACAGCCGCTACGAACTGCGTTGCCGTTTCAGCGTCGAGGGCGTTTCCGTAGGCGCGCAGGCGTCCCACTCGGCTGGCAGCCGCATCAGCCAGCGGGAATGTGCCGGGTTCAACCGGCCTCCACTTGCAATCCCGGCAGTAGAGCCAGTCAGCAGCGTCCCGTCCGAGCATAGGCGCATGGGGCCGTTTGATAAAGCCTGTGCAGTGTCCGCCAGATTGCTCGAAGCGTTCTTTCTGTTCAGCCGCTTGGTTGAATACTCCTGCGGGTTTGCCACCCGTGAGCAGTTGTCGTCTTGCGTCATTGGTGTCGGCCAGCCCGCCAAATTCGGATCGCCCCTCACCGGATCGAAATAGTCTATCACCTCGGTCGTCATTGACTTCTGTGTCCCCGCTTTGCCGTTTCGACGATTCTGATACCCTAGTCTGGGTTCGTGCGCTGTCGGCGTCCCCCAGCCCACTAGGCCATCCTGACAGATGAGCTTGGCGTGGCAATTGATCGACTCGATTTCGACCGCCCCCCCCCGTCAGTGACATCCCCGGCGTGTCCTTCCAATCCCGGCTGGCGGCTGTGACCCACCCAGTAAAGTCGTTGGCGGATGTGCGCGCCGCCGAAGCCCGCAGCGCACAAATCTGCCGCCCCAAAGGCGTAGCCCGCGTCTTCCATGTCAGTCGATACAAGATCGAGCCAGTCGAGCGCGCTTGCAACTTGTTCGCCAAGGACGATTGCAGGACGGCACTGGCGGATGAGATTGAACCAGGTGGGCCAGAGGTGTCGTTCGTCGGCAAAGCCTTCTTGCTTGCCTGCGGCGCTGAACGGCTGGCAAGGGCAACTTCCCGTCCAAACGGGCCGGTCGTCGGCCCATCCGGCGCGGCGCAAGGCGTGGCCCCAGACGCCGATCCCCGCAAAGAAATGACACTGGTCGAAACCAAGAAGGTCATCAGGTTGAATTTCCGTGATACTGCGCTCATCGACTTCGCCTTTCGCCAAGTGTCCAGCCGCGATCAGGTTCCTGAGCCATTGCGCGGCGTATGGGTCTATCTCATTGTAGTACACTGTCATTTTATTTTCCTTTCCCAATCATCCACATCCTCTTTCGACCACAGCAATGCGTAGTTCTGGTTCATCTCGGCCATGTTTTCGGCGAATATCTCTTGCAGCGGCGACAGCCGCCCGCCGGGCTTCTTCAGTTCCACGAACCACGTCTGGCCGTTCGGCAGGCAGGCGATACGGTCAGCCACGCCCCGCTGCGTCACGCTGCGGAACTTGTAGCTGTAGCCGCCCAGCGCCTTCACGCGCTTCACGAAGTAGGCTTCGATCTCTTTCTCGGTCATGGCGTCATCCTATGGGTGCAAACATTCTGTTGCAAGGGCCAAGCAAAAAGAAACCCCCGGCGCAGTGAGGCACGCCGGGGGCTTCCATCATCAACCGCGCTGGTTTGGGGTGCGCTGTTGATGAATCCCTACCACCTTCGCCCCGGTGGTATCAATGTTTTCTACCATCCGGCGAAGGTCGGATTTCGAATGAACCCGCGCAACCTCCGGGGCTGCGAAGATATGCCGCTTGGTGTGGAAGTCGGACGACCCCAACCGCCCGCAGTCCAGCCAGCCGGCTTCCTTGAGCGCGTGCAGCAGCGCCGCCTGCGGCACCTTCACGCCCGCCGGAACCTTGCTGTCGGCAACCAAGAAGTCGCACA